GATTTGACACCCGAACTGGGCATTTTACTGGGACTGCCACCCCATCCATGCGGACCACTACCCAAGTAGGGTTATTGCATACCCGTAGGACTAGGTATTCCTCGGATGGTTCCTCCTGCTGGGCTACTAGGCTGGCGACGCTACATGGGCGTTCGTCAATAACTACCTTGGATTTAGGCGGTCTGCCACGTTTGGCTGGTGTCTTTTTAGCTTTGGTTGTTTTCATAAAGTTGTTTGAGTTTCATGTATCTGATGGCATCTTCAAGGATATTAAGCTCTTCCGTGAGCCTTGGCGTAGAACCCAGCCTTTCAGCTCGCAGCCTTCGGAAATACGCTTCGACCAGACAGTCAAGCACAAGGCCGTCTGCTGTTAGTGGTTTAGGTTCTTTTTTCATTGATTAGTATCCACCAGACCCATGAGTTGTAACAAATGATTGACTGCTGTCAACATGATCTAGGTTGGCAATAGCTGCATACCGAAGGGTATCCACAGGATCTTTCCATGCTTCCTTTAGACCACCCTCGCCCGTGTACTCGGACAAAGCGTTGATGATATTCTCACACTCGCTACTGACATAGAAATGCGGTCGGTTGACCGAATCTAGCGGTTTGGCCGTATCCCATGACATCTTGCCAATAAGAGCTTGTAGCCCATCGTCAATTTCAAGACCGGGTGCAGGAATACAGACCATGCCAGCATCGTTCAAATCCTCAATAATCGACGACGAACCATCCTGCACTTGGTACTTTGCGGCTCCAAGCCTAGGGTCAATCAGACGCTCGAATATTTCCTCCTCGCCTTCCAGTTCTTCGATAAGTTCGATATAGTCGCGGATACCGAATCCTTGCCCTTTAGCCCCTTCGCCCGGAACCCACTTCCCACCACGCCACTCAGCCCAGTCACCGACATCTACACCCGGCCATTCACGGTACACCCAAAAGGTTCCGCTTTCGTCCACCGCAATCCAGCACATAAACCAGTTCTTTGCACCGGCAGGGTCGATAACATGGTAGCGCGTAACATTGCGCGTCGGAATCTTCTCTGGTTCTACGACATTGACTACCTTATTGAATTTTGGAAACTTGGTCGCTGCGGATTTTGTCGGGACTCCGTACGCTCGAATTAATATTTCCTCTCTAGGTTTACCTATTAGGGTCTGCTTAATACGGTCGTATCCACCGAATGGATTGTCTTGCGAGTGAAAGTAGTGGACGGTCCCATTGATGTTTTTACATTCGAGAACGGTTGGGACCAGCTCGTTATCCAGTAGTTCAGCCTCCCTGCTTTCCAGTACTTTAGCACCATCTAAGTACTGCTTGATAAGCTCAGTATATCCAAAGATAGGCGTGAACGTAAGCATTAGCTTGCTATTCCTAGTAGCCAAACGGAAACGGAGTGTGTCAACCAATTCTGGACCTCCAAGCATTTCGTCGCACCAAGCACCGATGTTTAACCATGTAGCCTCTTTAGATCCTAATTCCGCACCCTCAAGAATAGTCTGGTTGTTAGCAAATGCAGCATAAGTCTTAAAAGAAATACGAGAACCATTCGGGAGAATTAGCGAGTTGTCTGTCCAGCCATTTTTGCGTGAGTACGACAGATATGCGCCAGAACTTGTCTGTTTGCTTTTAAACTCTGCTGGCATCCAGTCGTATACTGCCGCTTGCTGTTGGCGTATAGAAACCTCAGCGTTTTGAGCAAAGCAAAAGATGTCTGAGTTAGGGTTTTCAATAGCAGCCTTGACTACAAAATAAGCACCCACTTGTGTCTTCGAGCTGCGATTCCCGCCGCTAATAAGCACTTCATTACGATTCTGTAGGTGATGTTCTACACGCTTCCAGTTTTCAAACTTCCACCCATACCTGAATGGATCTTTGATTGCGTTGCGTATAGCCTCCTCCCGAATCTGATGGACTTCCATCAATTCTTTTGGGTCCATCGCTACAACCTCCTCATCGGTGGGAATAGGAAGGACTGGATGTTCTGTCCACTTTAGCATTTAGCAAATTCTCCTCTCAATTCCTTGGCCTTTTCAAGATACGCATTTGCAGCATCTTCTTTTGTGTCAAATCGCCCAATGTTTACGGATTTTCCATAAATGCTCATCTGCGCCCTCCACCTTCCAGTGTCTTTACAAAAAATAACGCCTTTGAAGCCAGAGGTATTATTCTTGTTCCTACCTCTATTGAACATGTTTTGCGATCTATTTGCTTGTCGTAAATTGCAAATTCGATTGTCAGATTTATTTTCGTTAATGTGGTCAACATCACAATTAGGCCAAGAGCCATAATGTAATGCCCAAGCGAGACGATGTGCGTAATATTGATTGCCATTTATCCAAATTGAAGTGTACCCACGCCAATTTGTATTCCCAGCGACATCGCCAACATTGCTGGTTTTTGTTTTAACCTTCCAAATAAAATTCCCAGTTTCTGGCGAATAATCCAGATATTGAGATATTTCCTTGACATCGAGCATTTGCTCTGGCTTTTTCTTTTCAGCACTTTTCATAGCAGTTTATGTTTTGTGTTAGAGCGTCTTCTGGACCGCATATCCAGTGGACGCTTGTTTTTTATCAGAACTCTTTAGGTTCGTCAACCTTGTATGCGTCAGTTTCCATTAGGATGTCGATTATCCGATAAACGCTCCCACATTCTTCACATCCGAATTCGTCATTTTTATCTGGGAAAGATCCACGATTCCCGTTAACAAAGTGAAGTTTGCTGTGTTTTTTGCAGTACCCGCAAATACCAATGAAAGGATCAACGTGCATCTCCAGCACCACGTCCCATATCTTTGCGTCAAATTTTTCAGCCAAGTACGATGCGTAAGCTAAAGTGTTGCACTGGTGTGCTTTTCCGTCATGATCCACCACATAATGGTAGAAGTTGAGTCCATCAAACCTTGATTCTGGTTCCTTGATCATGCGACTATCTCAGCTTCAACTGCGCTTTCCTTGACCTTATTTGCGATGCGAGCCTTAGCGTCAGCAATCATCTTGGCAGCGTCATCTAGGCTTGGGCCTTTGCGATGCTCGACCACCGTGGTCGCCATGCCTGTGAGCTGTGCCGCTTTATCCGTAAGAATACCCACCGTGACCGCTAGCTTATCTGGGCTAATCTTCGCTAGCTCGTCGGGGTTGTCAAACAGTTGTTGGGAACGCTCAAATAGCAAGTCGGTATATTCCTGCGCAGCAATGGCATACCGCATCGAGAACTCCTTGCGCTTCGTCTCCAAGGTGTCGCTGTGCCTCCACTCAAGCCCACGGATGATCTCACGCGAAAGACCAGTCTTGGCCTTGATGTCGGACATCCTAGCCCCCTGCGCAGATAGCCATAACGCCAGAGCCGCCTTGTTCGGGGCGTAATGCTCAACTGTGTTGCCGTGCTGGTGTTTGGCCCTCTCCTTTACTTCAAGGAACCAAGCCGCCTTGTCAGCTCGCTCGTCAACATAGTCACGCTTTAGCTTTTCGTTTGGATCGTCGCTCATTGGTTCAGAGGTCACTAAGACTTCTTAACCTTTAACTGGTTACCGCGCAAGGCTTTTTATTTTTTGTCTATTGTTTCTTTTGCCTCTCGTTCGCTTTGATTCATTGTTGCCGCAAACTTTTGAAGCTCGGCTGCAACTCTAGGATCATGTCTAGCCTGTTCAGTTAGTGCTTGTATTCCAACTCTTGTGCCAATTGTAAGTTTAATTGCTCTCTGGAACGCTTTTTCGGTAGCTTCAGGTCCAGCATCTTTTGCCATAAAACGCAAAAGACCAGATTTGTCAGCGGCTTTTGACCCAAGCATAGCTGCATAAAAAGCATTTCTAAAGTAAGAAGAAACACCTTCTGCAAGATAAAAGGATGCACCCCCCATTCCAATTGTACTTCTTACTTGGTCCTTTGGTGGGGCATTATTTATTGTTGTCGCGTCCATCACCCTGGAGATATCAATAAATTTCTGAGTCTCCTCGGGGCCAAGGATAGCCTCCATTTTCTTAACTATGTCTGATTTACCCTTTGCAACATCAATATCATTAAGAAATCTTTTGGTGTCCCAGAATGTAGCAAATGGTGCGCGTCTCATTGGTTGCCCACCACTATAATTATTTAAAAGTTCGCGCATGAAGTCATTTTTCAAAACAGACTTCTCAGATTCTGGCATTTTAGAAAGAACCCTTCCTACTTCTCTATATGATGTAGTATTGGAAATTAGTGCTTTTGGTAATGAATCACCATCAAGAAACTCCCATTTTCCTTTTAAGGCCAAATCAACAACTTTATTGTTTGTAAATTTATCTAAATCGTCTTGTGCTTTGGCTTTTGACACCATTGCTTTGGCTAAGCTGTTTGAGGAATTTTCATCAAGCGATTGGAAGTACATGTTAATGTCATCTGGAGTAACATCTTTAATTGGGACTTTTGCATCAGCAAATGCCTTATTCAAATAGTCCATTTTTTGAACCATTTTTTGGCCATACCCCTCATTTATATTTCCCCTTCTGTCAACCCCCCAAAGGACTTTGACAATCTCTGGATTAAATTTGACTTGTTGAGATGTAACGCCTGGAACTCGACTCAATCCAATAGAATCAAGATAAATCTCCTGCAGCTGACCCCTTAGCTGTGGGACTTGACTCACAACGTTTTGATCAGATGAGGAAAGAAGAAGATCGAATATTTTTCTGGTTTTTGTTGGATCAGAAATCAAAACATCTGCGACTTGAGATGGAGTTTTAACATCTTCACCAAAAATGCTCTTAACCATACTTGCTGGAGTTTGACCTTCAAACGCCATTCTGTTTTGCATATCAAGACGTGCTTTACCCCAAGCGGAGTCCATCTTGTCCCTTTTATATATTTGGTCTCGAAACTCTTGAAGTCTGGCTGAAGCTACATCAGCAACTTGTTTTGGAATTGCTTGCCCTGTAGCCCCACCCTCCGGGACTTCTTTTTGAATGCGTTCAATGTAAGCATTCATTGTTTGATAATCTAATGGTCCAGCTTGCATTTTAAGATCATCTAGCTGCCTTTTAATTACAGCTGGATCACCTTTTACCTCTCCGTTTCTTACAGCTTTAAGAAACTGGTTGTACTCCTTTTGTTTAAATTTTCTCAATCTGAGTTCTTGTTCGATAGAATCAGTTGCTGGATTCCTCTTCCCTTTCATCTCCTGTCTAACACTCAACAAAACATTGGCCATTTGGTCTGGGTCAACTTTAAGTTTATTGGAGTTAGCTAAATTGTAAAACTCGTTAAACGATTGTCGTTTTACTTCATTTGCTGCATTTTCAGCATCATCAATATAGGTTTTAAACAAATTGCCAACCGGCTCTTTGCTTGGCCTTTCAATTTGCAAAGCACTAAGTCTTTTGTCTAAATTGGACTGAATTACTTGTCTAATTTTATCATCATCCCCAGCAATTTGTGAAACCAATTGATCATGGTCAGCTTTTAATCTATCAATTGTTGCTTGATATGTCCCAGCTTCATCTGGAAGCCCTTCTTTAAGTGCTCTTGAATATTTTAAAAGTTGCTCTTGAGTAGCTTCAATTCTTTTACGGAGCTTGCCAGATTTTTGAGACGCTAGTATTTTTTGCGTCTCGATTCCCATTGGCCCAAATCGGACTCCAGCTGGAACATCAAAATCCATACCATCGCTTGATAGCCTTTTCATGGCTTGCAGTGTAGCATTCTCTGCCTCTTGCAACGAGTTTGCACCTATTCTTCTTGATAGGAACTTTCCAGTTCCAGCTGTCATGATGTCAATAGGGACACTAATGGCTGTTTCGATACCTCTGTCTGTAAATGTTTTTACGAGTGGTTGTTCGACACCCAAAAGTTGCTGAATAACAACATCTTGAGCCGAACCTGCTGTAAAGTATCCAGCTCCAAACGCAACTGGAGTTCCAATAACAGATGGGGAAGCTAGAGATGCTCCACCAATGCCACCAAGTACTGGGACTGCCTCAGAAGTAAGTCCTCCTCCAATTGCTAATGCGTTTTCAATGGCATTACCAGTTCCAGTCGACAGTGTAACTTTACCATCATTTGTTTTGATTGCAAAAGCAGGTTCTCCATCAATAACAAGTGGCTCGGAGTTATTTGGATAGTTTTGCTTAATGTATTGAGCTTTTAACTCTGGATCTCTAAGATAAGACAAAGCAATTCGATTGCTTAATGGCAAACCTTCTTCGACATCAACAGCTTCTGGTGAAATATCAAGAGCTTGGGATACTTGAGTTGCAAGATTCCTATTTGTTTGCTCTTTTTTTAAAGCAGGAATGCTTCCAGTATAAAATTGTCCAGCCCCATATGGGACTCCAACCATAGTCCCTGGTTTTTCTTCGTACTCTTTATACTCGCCTTTGGCTAATGACTCTCTTGCAGATTGTCTTGAGTCAACTTGAGAATCAACTTGTTGAGCTGCCAATTCGGCGCGTTGACCTTGGATTTGATTCAAACCTTGTTCAATAGCCAATATGTCAGATGTTATCTGAGAAACAAGTTTAGAATCACCACTTGCTTCAGCTTTATTTAATGCTTGCCCAAGATCAGAAAGCGCAGAGCTATACTCATTAACTTTAACATCAAGTTCCGCATTTAAACCATTATTAGCCATTTTGATTATTGTTGTTTTGCTCTAAGCTCTCTTGCCCTTTGCATAGCAGCCTCGGCATCTGGAGAAACCTTAATTGTGGGTGGTTGTGTTGCTGATTGCCCTTGAGATTGCAATTGTGGAAATTGCTTTGTTAACTTTTCTACAATAATATCTTGATCTTTAATTTCGTCAATCTTCTCTTGAATCTCGTATGGGTTGAGATTTTTCTTGTAACCATCCCTAATTGCATTGCGGATCATTTTATTTTTTTCTACACCAGCTTTATAGAATGCAATAATCATTTTATTTCCATCTTCAGTGTTTCCAACGTTTGGGGCGATTCTGTCAATAAGCAATGTTCGGTCACCATCTGACATTGATCCTTTAAGTTTTTGCCCAAACGTCAAGGCTAGCTGAGAAGAAGTAGATCTAAATTCTTCTTGAGAAGCTACATCTTTAACTTCAATTCCAAGATCAGACCCAAATTGTTTTAGTGGCAATATTAGATTTTGAAACTTGCCTGTTTTAGTGCCAGCATCTAATAACTGGTCCAGTCTATTTAGTTCTGGTGAAATATTCAAAAACGATTCAGCTTCCTTCTTAATGTCAGATATAGTTTGGTCGGCGGACACAAGTCTCCCAAGTCTGAATTTCTCCTCTGGTGTTTCTATATTTCTGGTATCAACTGGTTCAATTTTGCCCTTTTCGCCCTTTCTTTGATATGTCAACTGAGGAGACAGCCCAAGTTGAGATTCTTGTTCTTGACTCAAAACACTATACGCTTCCTCTGGTGGTTTTGCTTCAGCTAAAGATGTTTTAGCCAAAGACTTAAGACCACCGATCATATTCTCTATGTTGGCCGCGATTGACCTTACTTCATTTGGGCTTTTTGCTTGCATCCCAAGTTGAAGTTGTGATAACAGATTGTTTCTGTAGCTAGTGGCTTGACCAGCGTATCCTGGAGTATTCTCCAGATCAGCAATAAGCACATCAGCTTGACGAAGTTTCTCCCGCATTGGTGATTCCATCGGAAGCATTCCAGAAAGAAGTTGTGGTTGTTCCGCCATAATTAGTAAGGTTGACCTGTAAATGGATTAATGTTGCTACTTGCACCACCACCGCCATCAGATGCGCCACCACCAGCAGGGGCACCCATTCTAGCCTCACGTTGTTTAGCTATGCCCATGGATGTTTGAGCTTTCATCATGTTAAGCGTATTGCTAATGAGGTCATTGTAGGTAGTCGCTTCACCGTATCGCTCAATTAAAGACTTGCCTGGGTCATTGATACTAATTTTCATGGCCTCAAGTTCCCCTTTTCGTTCTGGGAACAAGTTAATTGCGCTGTCGATTTGCTTTTCAATTCCTTTGATTTGGCCTGTGAGTTGAGCGTTTTCTTTTTTTATCGCGCCATATTGCTCGATGCCCTTTGCTATCCCAGCTCCAAGGTTTTGCATCCCCTGAGCTTGAATCTCAGCAGCGCGGGTGAACCCAGAGTAGTCCTGCATGAACAGGCGTGGGTCAACGGATGATCCTAGTAGTGCCATAGTGTTAGTCTTTCATGTATGTTGGAATCGTCTGGTCAAACCACGCGACTCGATTAGAAATGTTTTCGATGGTGCAGTCAAGTTTTGGACAATGCACGAACTTTTGTGCTGATACTCTTCGGTCGATGCAAGCAGTACAGGCGTGAACATAGTCGCAGTTGTGGGTGCGATCTGCTTTCTCTGACCATTTGCCACCAACCTTCTCGTATCTACTAGTCTGGATCGGAACATTCTGTTCCTCGCAGTATTGGAAGACATTGTCGTGTGTCCAGTTCTTCATTGGATAAAATGCATTGCATTGTCCAGGATTGATACGGACATCAACGCGAACACCAGCATCACCACCATAGATCGGATCGCTATCACAGAGCTTGTGACCAACTAGCATTCCGTCCCATCCAGCAAAAATACCAGAGCTTTTAGGGCGATTATAAATGTCCATAGCGCACACCCAAGGTTTACCCTCTTCAACTGGTGTTATTCCAGTCGGGCAAGTCATATCGGTGTTATCAAAGAAGTACTTATTCTGAACCTCAAACTCGTCGTCAGTCTGTTGGAAAGCGGTGTATGTAGGATGCCAAGTATAGACCTCAAGCCCCCATTCCTCGATGATTCGATTCTGGAATGCGTACTTTGCTGGTTGCCATTGCTCACGGTAAAACACCACAGGAACCTTTACGCCAACCTTTTTAAACACAAGGTCGAGCAAGGCCATGCTGTCCTTACCACCGCTCCAAGCAAGGCACGGCTTTTTAGAGACACTTAAACATGTCTCTATGGTCTTAATAGCAGATTGTACTTTAGAAAACATTAGATTGCTGCGATTGCCCCTGCGCCACCAGCGGCTGCCGCGCCACCTCCACCAAAAAATGCCCCAATTCCTCCTGCGGCCCCAATGCCAGAAGCTAGTCCTCCACCAATACTTCCAAGTGCGCCCATGAGTCCAGAACTACGAGACGCGCTTGCTTGTGCGTTAGCGGCTTGTGCTTGAAGCATATTCTGCCTTTCAGCAGCACCAAGGTTAAGGCCCATGTCTGGGTTAATCAAGCCCGGTGTTCCTTGCTTCATGCCGCCCATGCCAAGTCCAAGCATACCTTGACCGGTCTGATAGGAAAGCGGTTGCTGGCTGAGTAGCGAAAGTCCCGGCTGGGTGTAGAACCCTTGTGCAAGTCCATAGAGTCCTTGACCAGCTGCTTGTGCCTCACCACGCAGAGCGGCTCGTTGTGCCTCAGTTTGCAACATTTGCTGTTGAGCAAGTCCACCCATGCTTACCGCTTCCTGCCTACGAGCGGCTTGAGCAGCCTCGCGGTTCTGGATTTCAGCAGCAATAGCGGCATTGCCACCAACTCGACCAGACGCGACTGATGCCTCCCTAGCTTGTTGCTGGGCCATGCGCTGTTCCTCTGGCGAAAGAGTTCCTCGACGAGCAAATGCCTCTTGCGCCATAATGCCAAACCCCTCGGTATATGGTTGGGCGGCAGCTTGAAACTCACTCTCAAGACCCTGTGCGCGTTCTGCCGCTTGGCGTT